TTTGTCCTATGTACTTACCTACTGTTTCGGGAATAATTCTATAAAAACATCCCTCTCCCCATTCCATACCATCAGTATATGTTTTATTTACATATAATTCTCCATTTTCCAAGGACTAATAAAATCAGATGCAATATAATCTCCTTCTACCCATTCTTTATTATCTAATCTTTGCCCTCTAAATAAACTTTCTTCTTTCATATTTCTCTCCTTTCTCTTAAATCCCCTTAAATCTAACATTTTAAGCCAAATTACGTCTTTAAGAACGTTGGAATTTCAATGTTCACTTCATCGTAATAAAGTGTAATTTTATCTGTTATTTCATAATAATCTTATAACATCCACACACTAACTCTATTTGATACCTTGTATCATCAAAAGCATCATGTTTTGTTAAACTATCATTGTTGAATCTTTGTTTTAATTCTTTTTCGGTAATATTTTCTTTAATACCTGCTAATTCAACAATAGTCCTAACATCTCTATCATTCCTATAAAAAATAGGATAATCCAATCCGTATTTTCTCATTTGGTCTTGAATAATTCTATTATCAAATAAGATACCATTGCCCCATAAGAATTTCTTTTTAGAGTGACAATTTAATTCTTCAATCCACTCATTAAATAAAAACAATACTTCATCAAGTTGTTTTGTAGCTTGCGTAATTATATTTGTTAAAAGCTCTTTATTGGTTTCTAGCCACCATTTTAATGTAGACCCATCAATTATTAATCCATCTACTTTTGATACATCAATTAGGTTATTAAATGTATCTATGTATTCTCCTGTTTTAATATTAAATGCTATTGCAGATAATTGTATAATTGCCACATTATCTTTCACTCCTAATGTTTCTATATCTGTCATAATATCAATTCTTTCTTCCATATATTTCTCCTTTTCTTTATGTAAAATAAATATTGGTGTAAAACTTCTTCTGCCCTACACCAATATATTACTACCAATATTTAGTTATGTCAATAATTATTTTAAATATTTATATTTTATTTATTATTTAAAAAGTGACAAAGGAATGTTTGTTTATTAGGAATATTGGAATTACTAATAGCATATCTTAATGCTTTATTCTCTGCACATAATACACAATATTTCTTTGCTCTAGTAAGCATAGTATATACCATTTCATTTGTTAACAACTTATAGTGAGAATAATCCAATCCGCATATAACGTACTTCATTCCAGAGCCTTGCAACTTATGACAAGTAATACAATATCCAAGCCTTATGTATTGTAGATGTTTCTTTGGTATATAAACAATACCCTTATTATTAAAATCTACCGCAATAGTCTGTGTATAAAAATCAATATCCACAATCATTCCTAAGTCACCATTGAAAATAGGTACTTCTATACCTTGTTCATCAAGTATCTTGTAATTATTTTTCATGTTTAATACTTTATCACCAACATGAAGTTTAAATGGATATTTCTTATTGCCTACATCTAAATATCGTTTACCTTCAGGAATTACTAGTGGTTGAATAGCATTATTTAAGGTATAGGCACTTGCTTTCCCTCTTTCTTTCATTGGTACAATCGTCTGAATATCAAATACATTCTCTACGCTTTTATAAAGAGACTTAAAATGTTCAATAATCTTATCATGGGTTTCATTTTTATCTGTATAAATATCAAGCTCTAAATCCTGTAGTTCTCCTCTAATTTCTATACCTTCAAAATCTTTATCGGTTAATTGTTTATTGTGTCTTACCTTTTGACTCTCTGTAATAATAGCAGATTTTTTCGCTTGTCTATGTATTTTAGTTAATTCAACAACTTTAATATAACCACTATCCATTAAGTCTTTAATGATATTACCAATTCCTATAGTCTCAAGCTGTCCAATATCTCCTAACATAACTAACTTAACACCTGAATTGATGGCTTGAATTAATTTATAGAAAATTTCTTCTCCTACCATAGATAATTCATCTAAAATAATTATATCTTTAGGTAATGGATTATTTTTATTGTATAAAAACCCACCTTCAGGATTGTAACCAAGTAATCTATGTATTGTATAACCTTCTTCATTAGTAATTTCTGATAAATTACAACTTGCTCTACCACTCAAAGCCGTCTGTGCAAAATCATAATTGCCTTGAAATACTTCTAACATACCTGCTACAGTAGATGATTTTCCAGTTCCGGCATCGCCTACAATTAAAGTGATTTGATTTTCTAAAATCGCTCTAATTCCTTCTAATTGTTCATCTGTAAACTCCCAATTTTGTCTCTTTTCTTGTTCTTTAACTCTTTGCTCCCAATCACTAAAATTAAAATTATTATCTGCTTCATTAATTCTTTTTAATTCATTTGCAATATTCAATTCCAAATTATAATACTTTAATAATGCAATAATATCTCTATCCTCATTAGACCAAATATTCTTTTCTTCTATTAATTCTTGCAAGGCTAGAGTTAATGTATCTTGCGGTAATTCATACCCTATCGTTCCATCAATTGCATCCAACAAATCATCGGTATATACCCATGTATTGCCATTATTGGCTTCTTCCTTTAAATAATATTTAATGTAAGCTTTTACTCTTTGTATTGAGTATTCACCTAAACCACTTCCCATTGCCATTTCATCAGCTTTAGACCATCCTATACCATCAACTTCATCAATTAATATATAGGGATTTTTTTCAATTTTATCTATTACAATGTTGGGGCTACCATAAAAATCTGTTAGTTTAATAATAGTATTCTTTGACAATCCAAATTTATCTAACCTAATATATGCTTCAGAATAGTCTTTTCCTTCTTCGTACTTATCAAGAATTTTAATTGCGGTAGGAACTTGAATACCTTTAACCTTACACAATGCCTGAATATCTTTATTTTCTAAGATCTCTATTGGACTTTCAAAAGTTTTAAAAATTTCTACACATTGTTTCTCTGGTAATATTTTTTCTAAAAATTTAAATTGGTCTTCTTTGTTTGTAAGTTTAATATCTACACACATAAATATAATATCGTATTGTAATCCATAGGTATCATGATAAAATTCCTTACCAATTATAATATATATTTCATCTTCGTTAATTTCACACATTCTTCCTTTAAGATTAATACATCCCCATTTATTGATTTCAGGTTCTCCCTGTAAAACATCTAAGACTTTTACAGAAATAATTCCTGAATCTCCGCTTTGAATTTTTTTATCTTTTGGGAAGTATTGTTTATGTAATGAAACCTTACATTTAATTATTTTTTCTTCCTTTTCATTATTTATCATTAGAACTCCTTTATACCATTTGCACTCTATCAGTCTTTAAAACTAAATCACCATTATCCTGTACCTTTTCAATTAACGCTAAAGTATGCTGATATATACTATTTGAATATCTTTTTGGTTTAAATATATCGCCTCTTCTAAAACCTGTGATTAACAATAGATTTCCTCTTTTGAACCACCCATCTTCTAATACAGTTTTTTTCATTTTTCCTTTATCATCAACCCCATTGTCTTGAGAAATTGTTTTATCATAGAAAGAAAATTGTCCAGAATAAAATTTCAATACCACTACTCCAGTAGGTGTTAATATGGTAACAGAATGTTTATTCTTATCTCTATCTAATACTGTACCTACCATTCTATCTAACTTAAATTTTGGATATTGAAGATTTTTATATTTTGTAAATCCTATTACATCTGGGTCTTCTGATAACTTATTAAAATTAACAATTCCATATTTTTCTTTATTAATATCTGCTAATTCATGTTCATGATAATAATAACTCATTGATTCCATCTCCCATGTGCTAATAGTACCTTTCATTTCTTTTTGCTTTATTCCTTCAAAAATAATATGATTATATAATTTTATACACTCTTCTGTGCTTAACCATTGTAATAAATCATTAATTTTTGTAGTATATATTGATTCAAAAGAACCTTTCCTCTTAGTACCCATAGCTACTAAAATATTTCCATTTTCATCATACTTATAATCTCTGCCTTCTTGCATATCAATAGCAAAATTAGTTAAAAAGAAATTATTTATATATTCAATATCATTGTCATCTTGAATTTTATACCATGAAATACCTTTAGTTTCTGTATCTTGAATCTTATTCATATTTAATAAAAATTCTCTAAAATTATAATATTTTAATTCATCTTTTAATTCATTATTTAAAATACCCATCTCAGCTATTTTACCTATATCTTTAGAATTAAGTTTTAGTTTAGTGGGATTTAAAATATGTAAGTATTCTTCTAAAATTTCTTCTCTAGGTTTATTTTCTATACCATCAAAAGCCCCTGCTTTAATAAGCATGATTGTTTGACTTTCAGATACTAAAGATTTCATTTGTTTTTTACCAGTAGAACATATGTATTCTTTTTTTACTAACACAAGTCTTTCATGGAAATCTTTTAATGAACTATAAGGTCTATTTTCCATAATAATTTTAGATGTATCATTATTAATTTTCATAATACCTTTAAACCCAAATATAATTTCATTATCTTTCTCATTAGGAATAAAACCTTGTTCAGCTTTATTAATACTTGGTAAAGCAATTTTAATATCCTTTGATTGTAAATTGCCTATGGCTTTTGCTATAACACCATAATTCGTTGTTTTTTCTTTTATATCAAAATCATTATTATCCGATATTTCTCTTTCTATTGCTCCTGATTCAACCAGTAAAACAGCAGTATTCCAATAGATAGGTGGATAGTAATATACTAAATTTAATTGTTGTATTAATATTATCGTATACGCAATTGCGTGAAGGATGGAAAAACTATATCCTAATTGCATTGAAATTTGTTCATTCCATATGTATTCTAACAATATTTGTGGCACATTTAATTTCCGTCCCCATTCAAAAAACATATTTTTAGCTTTTTCAATTTCTTCAGGTAATTTCTTTGCAACACCTTTTCTTAATTTATTACTCTCTATTACACCAAATCCTGCAATACGTTTATCCATTGTTAAAGTCATCATACGTTCTTGGCTTGAACAAACTCCATTATCTTGTAATAGGTATTCTTCCATTATTTTAATATGTTCATCTTGTAAACCAAAATTCTTCATATCTTTATACCATTCATCAATGTTGTTTTTATATCTTACAAATTTTTCTAAAGGTTGTTCACCACTGTCTACCATTAACCTCATTACAGTGTTTCCATTGGTAGCATCTATTAAATTATGAGGTTGAATTAATTTTATAGCTTGTTCACCAACTGGAGAATCAAATTGAAAAGCACTCAATAATTGTCCACTACAAAGAATATCCCACATTTCAAGAGTTGTTTTATCTATTACATCAGGATGTAAGTACTTATTATATGTTTTTCTTAAACTTCCTTGCCATTCAATCTTTTTATATTTAACAAGCATTTCCAAAGTTAATTGAATCATAGATTGAGTTTTCGTATTAAGAAAGTCATACTTTAAATTTGATACGGCTTCAGAATCATGTAATTCATATGCTGAAATTAATTCTCCACTTGGAGTTCTCATTACTGAATTGTGCTCAGTAATTGCTCCATTAGTTATAATTACACCACAGTTATGAGCACATAGTCCATTAACAACGTAAGAGCTATCATCTAATACAGTTAAATTATACATACTTTTAGGTTCTAGTTTTTTCTCAATTTTAGATATCCTTGTCCATATATATCCATTCTCATAAAAACTTCGCTGTTTTATTTTTATATTTTTATTGAAAGTTACTTCATATTTTAACTTTGACTGAACTTCTCTATTTTCAATATATTCTGTCTTAGGAGGTAATATAACTATATGAGCATGTTGATGGTATGTTTTATTTATCAATTGCATTACACCTATTGCTAATTTTTTACTTATTGTTTTTATAACATACCTATCATTTTTTTCATTATAATAACCGTCAGCACTAATATATCCATCTAAAAATGATTCCATATAATCTCTAGGTAAATTGAAAACATCTTTATATATATATTTACCATAAGCATATCTTCCATAATTCTGTAAATAGTCATAAAAGTCTAAATTCTTTATATGTATTTTATAAATGGTACGAACTTTTTCTATACGATAGTTGAATCCAATATTTGATAGATGACCAATAATCTCATCTTTTTCTTTGTTATTAACTTTTGAACAACAAATAATTACTCTTTTTTCATCCCATGTATTAGATTTTTTTTGTCTAGTATGGCATTCTGTCCACCCATCTCCGATATATCTTCCCATAATCCACCAAAAATCCTTGTTATTAAAGGGCAGAGAATTGTCTATTGGTATTATAGATTCAGTATTAATAGGTATTCCTATATAATCTTTTCCTATTTTTAACTCTGACACTGGCTTCCATATTGGTTCGCTATAAAATCTATTACCTTTGATATCGGTTCTTTCTCTTATGTAGAAAGGATGATTCCCAGTTACTTCTAAAGCAAGCGATGCCTGAGTTTTTAATGTGTATATTGTATCTGTTGTTGTTTTACTTAAATTCACAACAGGCTTAAATCTATTATTATGAGTTAAAACTTCATCGTTAATTTTTACATCTATTATCCTTTTTAACCCTTCTGAAGTTGTAATTAATGTTTCCTTATCAAAACAAGCGTGTGAGGAACGTTTATTAATCAAACCTTCAATACCTAATATTACATTGAGTAAATTTTTATCTTCATATTCATCAACAATGTTTTTAAATTCAGTAATAACTTGTCTATTTTTCATTGGATTACCATAATAACAATCTGAAATGCTCCATACCTTACCTCTTTCAACTGGAATTAATGAACTTAGATATAAAGCAACGTCATTATTTATTTTTAGCCCACGACACGAAGTTTGCACCGCTGACTTAGAAGTTTCTGTTCCAAACGTTGCAACTCTAACAACATCTCCACCAATAGATTGATAATATTTTGTTATTTTATCCAATACAACGTCTTTTTTATGACTGCTAAAATCAATATCAATATCAAATATGTCTGGTCTCTCTGCACTCATAAATCTCCAATGAGGCATTTCTACGCCTTGTTCTAATGGATTTACTTGTGTGATGCCTAAGAAGTAATCAATTATATAACCATTAGCACTTCCTCTTCCTGCCCCTACAATTGATTCTGCTTCTTCCCAAATTATATCCACGTTCTTTTGCATTGTTATTAAATAAGCTCCCATAGGCTGATGTTTAGCCTTACTAGCTCCAATAATTTCTTTGCATTCAATGTCTACTCTATTTAAATATTCATCTATTTTTTCTGACTTAACTTGCCTTTCATCAATACCTCTAAAGATTTGATGAATTAAATATCTATGCTGTTCTTCATTAGAATGAAGCATTTCAGAAATGTGAGGATATGGTTTTAGTGAATAATTAATTGGATACCATTCATTTTCTTTTGGTAATTTAGTAAGTGGTATTTCTGATTCTCTAAAAAAATCATATCCTTCAATTTGATTTAAAATCTTATATGTATTTAAAATACCTTTTTCTATATCTTCGTCATCTAAATATAACATGTCTTTAAATATTTTTTCAGTAGTAAAGAAATGTGTAGTTGAATAAAAACTATCAACTTCTCTATTATTATTCTCATCATCCTCTGACGTTAAGAAAGCTTTATGTATTTCTCTATCTTCTTCTTTTAAATAATGAGCATCTGTAGTAATTATCCAATCAATGCCATATGCTTTTGCTATATTGACTGCCATTTTATTAAACTCTATTTGTTCTTCTTGTAATGAAGGTTGTAATTCTATATAAAAATTACCTTCACCAAAAACATCTAAAATCCAACTTAAAAAATTATGTATTTTATCTTTTACAATATCTTTTTCTTCTTCATTCTCTGCTCTTAGCAATTTCAAAACAAAATTAGGAAAAAGACCACCAAGACAACTGGTGCTTGCAATTAAGTTACCTTTATCAGTCCCAATAATATCTTCAATATCTGTATAAAATGTAGGTACTCTTTCAATACCTTTATAACTGAACATTCTTTTCCAAGCACATTCCGATAGTTTTCTAATTTGCTCATGTCCTAAATTATTTTTAGCTAGGAGTATGAAATGATAAAATTGTGTTTTTCCAAATTCTTTCATTTCATATTCTGTTTGTTCTTTATTAACTAAATAAATTTCATTGCCTAATATTGGCTTAAAATCTTTATCTATTTTATTATCGTTTTTTAATTCATCAACTGTTTTTAAGAATTTAACGTGATTTGAAATACATTCATGATTAGTAATAGCCATCCCTTTATTACCTAATTCATTCGTATACAACACCATATTTTTTATTTTATTAATTGAATCCAAAATTCTTATATTTGAGTCTTCGTCATGAACATGTAAATGAACAAAATTTTTATTTAATTGAGATATATATTCTTGTTTCATTTAAACTCCTTTTATGTAAATAATTTATATTTATTATAATTAAAATTATTATAGTATTAATTTATAATGCTATAAAATAACAAATAGTGTTACTTTAAATATTTTATATGTATCTGAAGTTTAACCCTTTACTCTAACTTTTTTATTGCAAGATTGACTGTATTTATAAGTATCCTCTGTATTGATAAAACATTTAACTAAGTGTGGACTTGTTGTAGCTATATCATTTATTCCTTGTAATACTTTTTTATGACTACAAACGTTGCAACATCCACCTCTAAGAATAGCAACTTCTGTAATAATACTTTAATTATTACATTGCTCACATAGATATTCATATGCTTTTACGTTATTTTTGCCTTTTCTAGTTTTGTTCAAAATAATTATAGTACTAAAATTATTTGTAATTTTATCGCCAATATCATATCTATATTTTCTAACACGTTTTCCCATAACTATATCCATTTCTTTTTATTTAAAATTTAAAATCTTTACAAGGGGAAGAATTGAAATCTACAATCTCAACTTGTGGATATTCATTATCATTCCAATGATTAATAGTAAATTTACCTATAACATCTATTTTAACTTTATTACTCTTTTGTTTAGATAAACCTTTTTTATTCTTCATAATCATCATATTATATGTATCTTCATTAGCGAACATTTTTACAAAACTAATTTTATTTTGTCCTATAGACTTATCAAATTTAATAAAATTTCTTTTTTCTCCAAGTAATTTTATATCTTCTATTTTTAAAGTAATATCTGTAACTGCAAATAATGGTTCATTCAGAGTATTCCCCCACATATTTTTCCATTGACCTACTTGTGTAACATGTCTTTCTTTTAATCTACCTACTGGAATTTCATAATCTACTAAATATGTATCTTCTATTATCATATCTGATAACATTTCATTAAGTTTTTTTATTGCTTTAGGAATATCATCTTCTAATATTTCGTAGCCACCTGCGTTATCATGCCCACCTACATCATAAAATAGGTTAGTTTTTACTAGTACATCAAAGAAAGAAATGATAGGAGATAATTTATAATTTCTAAAACTTCCTCCAAATACTGTTTTTCCTTCTTTATTTTTCTTTGACATTTTTCTTAATATAATTATTGGTCTTTTATAAATATTTGTAAGTTTATTTGCGACAAGTCCAGTAAAAATTTTTTCTATTTCTTCAGTTCCATCTACTATAATTACTTTATTATTATCTAAATGTTTTTTATTAATTTTTTCAATTAATAATTCCATCCCTTTTTTTACAAGTCTATCTTGTCTAGCTTTTATATTAGTAGTTCCTCTAACCATTGATTCTTGCAATGTTTGAATAATAGGTTCAGGTTTGGTGTCATTTTTATTTTTTCTTCTAGGTTGATATTCTTTATACCCTTCTTTGCCTAAAATTGCATTTATTAATTCATTTTTTTCTTCATCAGTGCCACATCTTGCCACAGCATTAAGTAAAGGAGATATTTTCCAACCTACAAAATCAATATTTACTTCATCAAATTCATTTTTTTGTTGCTTTTTAATAATCTCTTTTACAAAATCATTTTGAATATTTTTTAACCCTTTTAATACCAATTGTCTAGTTTCATAATTTCTTAAATCCATCGAATCTCCAATTATTCCAATAGCAACTAAATCTAAATATTTATCTGCGAAATCATATCTATATTTTTTATCATATTCTTTAATAAATTTATAAACAACTCCTGCCCCACTTAATGTATTATTTGGATATTGTTTATCTTGACAATTAATTAAAACTGCATAAGGATTGTCCGCTTTAAATTTATGATGGTCAAGTATTAATATATCCACATCATATTTTTCTTTTAATTCCTTACATTGTTTAATGTCTTCCGAACCTGCATCTGGAACAATAAGTAAATTAAAATCATACTGCATAACATTGTCAATTATAATTCCATGTTTTTTATCTTCATTCATGGAATGTGTAATTATTATATTGTTATTAATATCATGACAATAATTATCAATTTCTGTTGCTGATACTATTCCGTCATTGTCAACATCATCTATAATATGTATTTTACTATTATTCTCAATATGCCAATGAAGCATATTCAATCCTCGCTCCATGTTTTTCATTAACATTCCATCCAATATATTATCATCGCTTATATTTAAAAATTCTTGGGGATTACTTACCCCTCTATTTTTCAACAACATATGTAATAACTCATTTTCACTAATTAATTCATAATTTTTATTTATAGCTTTATATTTAATAAGGCATCATCCTCTCTTTCATTATTCATGTGCAATCATTTCTTTTAATTTTTGAACATCTTCTACCATGTGCCTGTCTTTATAAAGTTCCTCAAAAACATTCTTGCCCCTGTCCACTGGAGCATCCTTATATTCCAATCGATTATCCCAACAAGCAATAACTGATATATTGTAATAGCTCATTGACATATTAGCAATTTTTATAATGGTTTTTATATATCCTTCATATTCCTTCCATTCTTTACTACGATAATCAATATTGTCTTCGTCATTAAGATAATCTATTTGATATTGTTTATCGTAAGCCAATATGATTTCTTCAACTCCTAATAACTTTATTAAATTAAATTGGTATAATGTTAGATTCATACCACAAGTAGCAACTGTAATATTATTCTCATTTCCGTAATAAGAGTTATAAATCCAAACGGATTTCTCACTCTCAAATATAATGATACGTTTAAATTTTTTAATATTATTTTGATTTTGATATAATCCATATAGGTTAAAGCCCATAGGATATTTATAAGTTAATCCCTGTATAGTTATTGGCATATATTTCTTTTTTTTATCTAATTCTAATTGAAAAAAATTTCTACTTCTGATTCCAACTAAGTTACCATTTATATCATAATGTGGAATTATGCCTTTATTTTGTGATATGTAAAAAAGTATATTAAATTGATTAGTTGTCTCATCATTAACTCCTTCTTGATACCAAGATAAAGGCATAAAATTATCAAACACATTTAAAATATATGGATTGTATTTAGGTAATATAATTTGCGTATTATTATGTTTATGAATATACTTCTTTAAAAATAATAAATCCATATTTTCAATTTTATGTTTCTGTAGTCCTTTTAATTGTTTCTTATTTAATGAAATATTTTTAAAATCACATACATATTTAAATGCTCTAAAAAAATCACCATCACTGTTTACTGACATAATTACATCAAATATACTCATAGTTCCACAACATGAATAACATTGAAACAACTTTGATTTAGGATAATAATATAATTTATAATTATTTCCACCATGACAAATAGTTATAAATTGTAAATTCCCCTGACTATCTTGTTTATAATCAGAACCTAAATCTTGCATAATAGCTATAATATCTTCAGTTGTTAATAAATCAATTAATTGTTCTCTATCCAAGGTGGCACTTCTTCACTTTCTTTATTCATATTATGTAATTCAATATACACTGGTTTAATAGAAGGTATTAATTCATAATCTTTATTTGTGCAAAACATATCTACGGTGTACATATTTCCTAGACTTTGATAGCACCAAATTTTTACTTCCTCCATAATTCTACCAAATCTATTTTTATATATTGTGTAGCATGCATTAGGTTTTATTGTTTTATTTAGCCCCGAAGATTTTTTTATTAAAGGTTCTATGTAGTCCATTTCTTTCTTTGTAGGTGCAAATACTGTAATACCTACATCAGCTTTATTAGGTAATGACCTTGCACCTTTTACAGCCCTTTGGTCACGTGCTCCATCTATTCTTGCATTATCCGTAGTTTGCGTAAACCCAAAAATTGTAATATCATAATCTGTAGCCAACCCTTTTACAAATTCTGAGCAATTTAATAACACTTGGTCTTCTCTTGCTGACATTCCTTTAGTTAATTGAACATATTCAGCAACCATTGCCGTAGTTAATTCTAAATAATCTATTGCAAATGCATCTAAATTATATTTACTTTTATATCTATCAACTATATTTCGTAAAAAATTCAAATCATAATTTGATTCGTCTTCTAAATATAATTCAGTTTGTCCTATGTATTCTATGGCTTGATTGATACGTTTTTGTTCTTCATCTGTTAATAAATGGTCACGTATTTTATATTCCTCTACTCCGCTAACAAAAGCCCACATCATAGGTTCTAAATCTTCATATAAACGCATTTCTGTGCCTAAATATAAACCTACATTTTCTTGACCATTGGGATTAGGTTGGAAACTATTACTATTATAATTCCATAAATAAGGGCAACAAATTTTTAATAATCTTTGAATCGCACATCTTGTTTTTCCTTTTCCACTATCTCTAGTTTCAAGAAAAAAACTTCCTCTAGTTGCACCTCTTGTTAACGAATTGAGCAACAAACTTTCCAAACCAAATCCATAGGGAGGTGATTCTTGCATAGCATCTAATAATTCTTTAGCATTATCACCTGCTTTTCTTCTTTTGTTGGCATTTTTTATTGTAAATTTTTCTTTAATGTTGAATATTTTTTTATCAAAATATTGCTGTATTTCAACCAACGACATTTTTTCAAAGTTGTCTTGCTGATTTTCAATGATTAAATGATCAATTTCTTCATTGTCCAATATTTCTGATACGTCTACTCCTTCACACATATAATCACGCAATAATGATAATTTCCTGATTTTATTATAATAATATTCATAGTTATTTATATTTGCTGTGCCATATATATCAAACAACCATTCTTTATTACTTTCATTATCAAAAATTAAGTTATAACCTTGTAGATTATTGGTGCTTAAATAAGCTTCAATATCAGATATATTAATCTCTGTTAAATCTTGTAGACTTAAGTTATAAATACATAAAAACATTAATTGATGAATACCATTGGGAAAATCTTCTTTGTCTAAAGTCATCTTTTTATCTTTTAACAACAAAGGATTATGCATTAAACCACCTAAAACTTGGCAAGATGCTCTTTTATCGTAATACTTATCTAGTTTCTTTTTAACTATTTTCATCTATATCCTCCCAATCAATTAAAGGTAAAGGTGTTCTTTTTTCTTCTGTTCTTTTTCTATCTTTTGTTTTTACTATTTGTGTTCGTTCATTTACTTCTAATTCTTCAGCTAAATCTACTAAATCATAAACTTTATTATAGTGTTGTTTCGCCTTATCATAATAATAGGGAATAATACCTAACCCAGTATTTTCCAGTACTTGATTTTCTAATACACCGAAATAATATTTCAAAGTATAATACATACCTATATCAGTGTAATTATAACCATCATTACGATAATCCTTTAATTGCTTAAACATCAAACCCGTAAGAACTGGTATCTCATAAAGTTCACAAATATAATCAAACAACAAGTTATAATCACTTTTATTCACCTTTAACGATTGTTCATATTGCTTTAAACATTCAGGACAATAATTTTTTCCACTCCGTTTAACTATATTTTCCCTTTCAAATTTTTCTTTACATGAGCTACACTTTAAATGGGTCTGTTGTCGGCTAGACTTCGTTTCTGTTTCTTCTATTATAAACAATCACCCCTTTTAAAAGGGGATAGATATAATACCTATCCCCAGAATTAAGTTACAAATTAAAAACTTTCATTTAACTTATCTTCGAGGTCATCTCTTATACTTAATAAAGCTTCCATCTGTTTTTCAGTAGCTTCGCTAACTCTCTTGTCAACACCTAAATGCGTTTCCACAATGGATATATAATCATCAATTAATTTTAATTTGTCCATTCTTTCATAAAGTTCACTAATAGTCTTTATAACCTCATCTAACGTAATCTCTTCTTTTTGATAAATTTCTTGCTGTTCTTCAAAAGTAACATTCTCATATCCTTCCGTTTTATTTTGTTTTGTTATCCCATCCACGATAGCGTTTTCAAGATTTTCAGCAGAAAATTCTTCAATAAAAGTATTCATATATGTAAATCGTGTTCTAGCAAAATAATCTTCGGTTTCAGCTAAATAAGCAGAGGAAGGAATTACCTTACCATTATCATCAATTCCATTAGATTGTAAGTAACATACTATGTCTGCATTATCTCTAATTGGTTTAATATTTCTTTCGTCACCATCAATAATAAACTTATCTTTCTTTCTATCTAACTTTTCATGTCCTATAAATACAACCGCATATCCTAGACCAATAATATTATCAACCCAACTCCATACTAAATTATCGTATTCTTTCCAACATCCAAATCCACCATTAGCTTTTCCTATATCATCTACTTCATATTTAGAACACAAATAGTTCTGACAATAAGTACCAATTCTTTCAATGCCGTCTATCACAACTGTAATTTGTTCTCCAGTTTTTAATAGACTTATGAAATCTTTTCCTGCTAGTTTTTTACCATTTTTCTTTAAGTCATTCCAATTGGATGTTTTTAATGTGATTGCTCCATTAGTAGCATTTAATCCTTTTTCAACTGGCATAAAAATAGGATTTTTAAATCTTGAAGCCTGAAGTGTTTTACCTAAATTGTTGCCCCCATATAATACAATAACTTTACCTCTAAGGTCAGGTGATACTTTACTAACTTTTACATCTTGACCAAAGTTTTTATTTAATAATGCTTGTAATTCATTTGATATTGCCATAAATATGCTTTCTCCTTTTTTTAAATGTATAAGAGGATGTTTTATCCTCTTATACTCCTGCTTTATTTTTTAATATTCTTTAGAAATTTGGACGAGTTCTTTTTGGCTTATCTTCGGAGTTAGTACTATTCATACCCTTACCCTTGTTATTTTCTTTTGCCTTTTCGTTTTTAATTTCTTCGATTGTTTCATCTCTTGATAGTTTAGCTTTCTTAACTAATTCACCATCAAATTCTTTCTCTTCATCTTCAATGATATCTGCTCCTATAGCGACTAAATCATTAACATATTCAGTTTTTTCTTCTATTTTAGCCTTACCCATAGAGCCACCTTTTTTAACTTTAGTAACAATTTTCTGGTAATTAATATTACCCCAAAGATTTAGTGTTGAACCTGCTTCTACATTTAATAAATCAGATGCCAATTCAATATTTCCTCCATCTTCATCTTTATAATTTTCAGCTAAAATAGTCATTGGCATTACCTTGCCACCATAAATAGGAGTCCATCCCTTAACAATTGCTCTGCCTGTTAGCTCTTGTTCCTTTTCTTCTTCGGTTATAGAGGTTACATACATTTCAATATCAAATTCTGCTTTATAATCTTCCTCGTTAATTAGATTATCAACCTTAATAGTACCAAAACTTAAATCAACTTTAATTTTATTTATAACTTCCCCTGTTTCTTTTACCTTAAAGATATCTTCTGAAAAATGAGGACAAAAATCTTTATTCCCAAATACCTTAACCTTTGCAACATTCTCTCTATCTTCTTCTGATTTACAACCTGCTAAAGTTAAATGTTCTTCATTGATGAATCCTTCTAAAACTTCATAATTTTTCTTTATTTTTCCATCTTTATTTTTTTCTTCAACATACAAAGCAAGTTCAATTTCAGAATATTCACCAGTTTTTATTACCAATGAACCATTAATATAATTCTTTTCATTCCCCTTATCTTTAGTCTTACCCTTGTTTAATTTATGTTCTTTTACTAAACCTACTAAATCAATCTTGTTTAGTGCTTGTCTTAATTCTTGTTTTTCACTCATATTATGTAATTTCTCCTTATATTCTTTCTTAATTATTATTTAACTTTACTTTAACTAATTTTTATATTTTATTTATCATTAACATTTTAAACGGTGGCGATTTATTAAATTTTATCGGCACAATGCCAAAATATTTGCATTTCATCTTATATGTCCTTTCTTTTCTCCATAATTCACTATGAAAATATCATTTTAAGTGCTTTTTGTGATTTTAAAACGTTGGAATTTCAACGTTT